AACAAACTGAGCCGAACGAGCCAAAGCCCGTCACTGCCCACTTCGTACAAAGAATAATGAGTTTCGGAATAAGATTCCTTGATGAAAAATCTTTGAAGACCTGGTGAACATCGCCAACAGTGTCTTCAATCTGAGTGGCTGCTTTTGAAACGGATGATGCAATTGATGAAAATTGGCCAAATGCTTCTGAAACATCGGCACCAGATGGACAACTTGCCAAAAAGTCATTCACTTTTTCCGTCGCCGAGCTAATCCCTTGCGAAGCGGCTGCCAAGTTCGACAATGTCGACTTGACTTCTTCTGGATCAAAAGCCTCTGCGATTTTACCTGCTGCTTTTGCTCCGTCCATCCATCCACGCTGCTCAGCACACGAGAACATCGTCTCAAAGGTTGCTGCTAGCACATCAATCTCATTTGCCTTTACCATGCGAGCGACCTTGCGCTCCAACTGGAGTTTCGCTTTATCCGGACCATTTCCCTTCTTGGAATTCGCCCGATAATAATGCTTCTCCACTCTGTGCGGAACGTAAGACTTCTCTTTCCTGCATCGTCTAACTAAAGTCTTCACTCTATTGGATACGCGCGGGAGGTTTGGGATCTTTTCCAGACAAACTGGCGTAAAATCTTCACCTCCGTTGCGAGCACGCAGACACCGGTCTGTTTCAACCGAGTCTCGGGCCCTCCAAGCTGCGATCTTCTTCGCTGCTGGGGGCCACTCTCCGTACTTCCAGCACATCTTGACCTCGTCCCAGATGCTTTCCTCGTCATCGCTGACGACTGCCTCCTCGCGGAGGGTGGCGTATGAGCCACAGATGTACTTGCCGTTTCCGGCCGTTATGCCTTGTTTTTTGAGAGTTGAATACATCATAAAAGAAGACACCTACTAACGCTTTATAGCGGACTTAACCTTGCGCTTTCGGCCTCCGCAAACATCACTTCGCGGTTTGACTCAATCACGTACCGTAGCACACAATCTGAGTCCTCATTTTACCATTTTAAACTGGATATCGGTGATGAACCGACTCAAACATCGCATCGTACTAAAAAACTGCAAATCATAGGGGGTAAGGCGTACCACACTCCATAGAGGCAAATAACTTTCACGGTCCACCCTTGCGGGAATTGTTATGTTACGGTATACTTGCATAAAGAGCCTAATCTTCACACGATCTTAGTCTGGCTTCAGTAGCACCAGTCTTCAAAAGAGAAAACAAAATCTAGCATAGATACTTCTAGTCGTTGCCAAACGTAATAGAAGGGTCTCATGGACCACAGACCTCCGAGATAAGATGAGGGCGGGAGGGGACCGCCGACAAATTCTTACACTTGTGGCAAGAAGTAGTAGAGATTCGGTGGAGCAACAAGAAACGAAAAGACAAAATCGTCGCCAATTGCAGACATCACTTTAACATTCAAAACAGGCGCGGCCGTACCGCCGGGAAACACGCTCGTATCATACGTCTTCG